TAGTCTCGCTGTGGTTAAGAATTTTCTGGATAGTAATCCTGACGGTTACTGTTTGTACTTTGACACTGAAGCAGCAGTTAATAAGTCTCTTCTTACAAGTCGTGGCATTGACTTAGAAAGATTAGTTGTTGTTAATGTTGTAACTATTGAAGAGTTCCGTAGTAAGGCACTCAAGGCAGTGGATATTTATCTTAAGACACCTGAGACAGACCGCAAACCCTGTATGTTTGTGTTAGACTCTCTTGGTATGCTTTCTACAGAGAAGGAGATTCGTGACGCACTAGACGATAAGCAAGTTCGGGACATGACCAAATCCCAACTAGTCAAAGGTGCCTTCCGTATGCTAACCTTGAAACTGGGAAAGGCTAAGATTCCAATGATTGTAACTAATCATACCTATGATGTAATTGGTGCATATGTACCAACTAAAGAAATGGGTGGAGGTAGTGGTCTTAAGTATGCAGCATCTACTATCATATATCTTTCTAAGAAGAAAGAAAAGGATGGAACTACTGTTGTTGGTAACATTATTAAGGCAAAGACTGCCAAGTCTCGTCTAAGTAAGGAAAATCAGCAAGTTGAAGTTCGTTTATATTATGATGAACGTGGATTGGACAAATACTATGGTCTTCTTGACCTAGCAGAGAAATATGATATCTTTCCTAAGAAAGGAACAAGGTATCAGTGTCAAGATGGCACAACTCAATTTGGGAAAACTATTATAGAAAACCCAGAAAAGTATTTTACTCCCGAAGTAATGCAAGCATTGAATGAAGCAGCAACAAAAGAATTTTCTTATGGAGTGTGATGGACAGCATAGAGACTACTATTCTTCGGAATCTTATCTTTAATAATGATTACTGTAGAAAGGTTCTTCCTTTCATTAAAATGGAATACTTTGAAAATCTTCATGAAAAAGTAGTCTTTGAAGAAATAAGTAACTTTATTACTGAATATGAAAAACTTGCTACTAAGGAAGTTCTTCTTATTGAAGCAGAGAACCGTACTGATATAAGTGAAGAGACATATAAAATTATCTGTGAGTACGTTACTAGTATTCATGAGGTAGAAGCAGATAATCAATGGTTAGAAGACACTACAGAGAAGTGGTGTCGTGATCGTGCTATATACCTCGCACTCATGGAATCTATTAAGATTGCTGATGGGGATGGGGATGAAAAGAAGAATCGTGATGCTATTCCCAGCATATTGTCAGACGCACTTTCTGTCTCATTCGATAATAATATCGGACATGATTACTTCAAAGATACGGAATCAAGATACGAGTTCTACCATAAACGTGAGGACAAAATTCCTTTCGACTTGGAATACTTCAACAAAATCACAAAGGGTGGACTTCCTACTAAAACTCTCAACATTGCTCTTGCAGGTACTGGTGTGGGCAAGTCTTTGTTTATGTGTCATGTTGCCTCTTCTGCTTTGTTACAGGGCAAAAATGTTTTGTATATCACTATGGAAATGGCCGAGGAGAGGATTGCAGAAAGAATAGACTCAAATCTCCTTAATGTTAATATTCAGGATATTCAAACATTACCTAAAATTATGTTTGAAAGTAAGGTAAATAACATTAATAAAAAAACTCAAGGCACACTTATAATTAAGGAATACCCAACAGCATCTGCACATAGTGGACACTTTAGAGCACTTCTTAATGAGCTTGCACTTAAGAAATCATTTAGACCTGATATTATTTTCATTGATTACCTTAATATATGTGCTTCCAGTAGGTATAAGCAGGGTGGTTCTATCAATTCATATAGCTATATTAAGTCTATTGCAGAAGAGCTTAGAGGGTTGGCTGTCGAAACCAAGGTCCCTATCGTATCTGCCACCCAGACCACTCGTTCTGGTTATGGTAGCTCTGACGTTGACATTACTGACACTTCTGAGTCCTTTGGTCTCCCTGCTACTGCTGATCTTATGTTTGCCCTTATTGCTACTGAGGAACTTGAGTCACTTGGACAAATCATGGTGAAGCAACTTAAGAATAGGTATAATGATATTGCGATGAATCGAAGATTTGTTATAGGTATTGACAGAGCAAAAATGAGACTGTATGATGTAGAACAGAGTGCTCAAAAAGATATTTTGAATTCTGGTCAAGACGAAGAGTTTGATCCAGAAAGTGATAAAACGAGTAAATTTTCAGGATTTAAATTTTAAACATGATTAATAGAGAAAATCAGATAGGAGTCTGGGATAGCGTAATTCGTAATGATATATGTGAAGATCTCATAGCATACTATGAAGAATTCCATAAAAATTATGAACATTATGTGATGGACAGGAATAGTATTGATGGTGCAACTGATACTGCTGTTAGTGCTAGTATTGTTGATCCTTATGTAAGAGACTCCTCTTTGAGACTTACTAGGATTCTTCCAGATGTCCTCGGTCCAATTTTTAGAGAATGTATTAAAGAATATACTAAAACTTTCCAATTATTGGAAAAGTTTCCTGGACTCTCAATATATGATGGTAAAATTCAAAAGACTTCCCCTGGTGATGGATATCATAATTGGCATTGTGAAACCACCAAACATGATCATAGGTTTAGAATTTGTGCATTCACCCTTTATCTTAATGATGTGGAGGATGGGGGAGAAACAGAATTCCTAAATCAACATGCAAGATTATCTCCATTAGCAGGTAGAGTAGCTATATGGCCTGCTTATTTCACACATCCACACAGAGGAAATCCACCATTATCTGGTGATAAGTACATTTATACTGGATGGATAGAATCCATCTAATGACACCAAAATTAATTATTAAAAACTAATATGACTGTAAACACTAAAGCATATCTTGAGTTCGTTGATGCTGTTACATCAGAACAAAGCAAAGATTTTGAGGCACTAGTCTATCGTCTTCAAGAACTAGAAGGACAGGAGTTTCCTAGTGAGAGATTACTTACTGCTGCTGTAGGAATGTCTGCTGAGGCAGGTGAGTTCACTGAGATTGTTAAGAAGATTATCTTCCAGGGTAAACCTGTCAATGATGAAAATCTGTTTCATCTCAAACGTGAACTTGGAGACATCATGTGGTATGTTGCTCAAGCATGTATGGGTCTCAATGTTTCTATCGATGAAGTCATTGAGATGAATGTTGATAAACTTAAGTCACGTTATCCTGGTGGTGAGTTTGATGTCCACTATTCTGAAAATCGTAAACAAGGAGACCTCTGATTGAACGATGAATCTTGAGAAGAAAACCTATGAAGAGAGAAATTGATGCAAGCATTTGGAGTTAATCTTCATCTTGAACCAGTTGAAAATGAAGATGCTATTCAAGAAGAACTTCTCAGTAAATTAGATAAAGTAAACTTTAATATGAAGAACGGATGGGGTCAGACACATTATTTGTCTGACCCTACCTTTAGTGAAAATTTTCTCATTGATAATGAATGTTCACTCTTTATTGAAGAACTTGAAAAACATCTTCATTCATATGTAAATGAGTGTGGAGTACAATTTAATAGATATAATATTTCATCATCTTGGTTGACATGTATGCGTAAAGGAAACTATGCTCATATTCATGACCATAGCAATGCTCATATATCTGGTGTTTACTATATCAAAAGAGAATCAAAGGATGGTAATATATTTTTTACTAGTCCCAATTCTGGTGCTTCAAGTAATCCATTAACTACAGCATTTGCTAGGATGACAGCACGGGATATACCTACGGGAGTTATTGTACTTTGGCCAGGATTTTTACCACATGGTGTGGAGACATGTGAAAATGATGGAGATAGAATAAGTTTATCTTTCAATATCTATATCTAGTCTTTCTCTAAATAATAGAGAGGGACTTTTTTATTTTTATGGCAGGAACTAGGTCAAGACAAGAAATAAACCTTGTAAGTAAGATAAACGCATTTCAAGAAGAGTGTGGTGGGCAACCAATTACTATAAGATTCTCTAATTATCGATTGGGATCTTCTAGTGGTCAACTTACTTCCGTATCTAATGTTTATGAAAATCCTCAGGGTGATAAGTCTGCTGCTGATGTTATTTCTAATGGTGCCGGTGGAAAGTATTCTATTTCCTGTAAGCAATATAACCCAGGAAATTTCTGTGGTCAGGGACTAAAGAGTTTTTCCAAAGAGAACAAAGTTATGAACATGTGGATGAATCATGTTCTTGGAAAAGTTGCTTCATATTATAAAAAAATGGCCGAGGATGCTCTTGAAGAGGCTATTGATTATCTTATTCAAGTAGTCAGATATACGCCAACAAATAATCTACTTACTAGTGGTCAAAGGAGAAAAGTAGAAACTCAGTATATGAAAGTTATGGGATTAATGTTTCCCAACCTGTATATTCCTATACCATCTGGTATGAAAACTGCATTATTTAAATGCGAAGATATCTATACTGGAGATTCTGTAACACATTATATAACTGGGGGACTTGCTGGTAATCCAGATGAAGATATTGAAAGTAAGACAATTACTTTCAAAGATTGTACTTTAAAAACTATTGACGAAATGGTATCAGATTCTGGGACAATTTTTATTGTTATTAGAAAAAGAAGAAGAGACCAGTTTCTTGATATTGTTGATAGCAAGGGAAGCCCAATCAAAGACACTCGTAAGTTTATGTCGATTTATGGTTCTAGTTCTCTTGGTGGAAGTGGAAGAAGAGTGCAAGTAAGAGAGCAGAAACAACTTCCTACAAAACTAAGAAATAATGTTTTCTTGGATAACGGACAGAAAACAACTAGAGCATCAAGAACATCTGGTTCTGAAATTCTTGACATCCCATTGAGTGATGTTTTGAACTCAATTGCCAGTGCAAAATACAATAATAAATAGAATATAAGAAGGTAATAATATTAATGAAGAGTTTTGCTCACTTTTTTCAAGAAGCAGTAGAGACCCTTGCGTCCACTGAAGCAAAGAACCGTGGTCTCCAAGGTAATGGACACGGAGACTGGTATGATGCCAAGGGTAACTTTGTAGCAAAAACTGTAGGTGGTAAGTTAAAGTATTATGGTGCTGGTGATACTAAGTCTGTAGACGGGAAACCCGGAGAAGAATTAAAG